TGGCCGCGAAGCCTGTGATCGCCCCCGCCTGAGTGACGACGAAGGTACCCGTCTCCGAGCCGGTCGACCACTTGTACGCGGCACCCATAGCGAGCGTCGTGGAAGTAGCCGAATCGTGGAACTCGGTGAAGCCGCCCGTGTAGTTGGAGAAGGCGGCGTTAGAACAGGTGCCCGTCTGATAAGCGACGATGACCGCGATGAGCAGGTCGCCCGCGTTCTTGGTGAGTCCGCTTAGGTCAGGGAAGGTACGAGTGGCAGTCGTGTCCTCCTGATTGGTCGTGAGGAGACGACCCGCGGCAGCGGTGGGGATGGTCGGGAACGCGATGACCTCACCGCCCTTCGCTTAGCTTGCGGTTGCCGAGCTCAAAGTCGCATCGGAGGAGTCGTTCCACTTGCTGAAGAGCGGAGTGTTCGACCAGGTGCCGGTCGCGATGTCGGCGTCGGGGAGGAGGATCTGCGGCGACTGCGCGAGGGGACCGATCTGGGCGGTGGAGGAAATCGCTATCTCGTCGAGATAACCAACGAATGAGTTTGGGCCGACCGCCGTCGCGCCTCCCCAGCGCACACCGTCCACGTTGGCGCCGAGCACCATCGTCGCAGCCTCGTTTCGGTGGTCGTCGAAGGAGGCGATTGCAGCATCGGCGGTGTTGTAGAGCCAGAACTCCGATTGCCCCACGGTGGTCGAGGCGACGACTCGCCACTCGATCCTGACCCACTGGTTTACCGCGACGGCTGCTGCCCCGTGCGTGCCACCCGTTTGCGCCGCGTTGGCGTTAGCCAACGTTCCGTCGCTGTTGTACATGAGGAAAGCGCAGTTAGCCGGAGCGTTTGTGCGAAGCCCGAACAGACGCAGCGACGTCGTCACAGGTGCAGCCGTGAAGTAGCAGTAGGCTCGCAGCCACACGTCGGTCGTGATGGCACCGAGGCCCGTCCAGTCCACATGCGTCTCGGCGTAGGTCGCCGTCGTGTCGACCTTCATCGCAAGCGTGCCGTTCTTCACCTGCGTCGTCGAGTAGGTGGGGCTGCCGGTGACGGCGTTGAAGGCGTTGCCGCCGGTGGCGCTGTTGCCGGTGGTGATGACCGTGGTGTCGGCCTGGCCCGACTCGAATGTGTGACTGAGAGGCGGGGCGGCCATGCGGCTCTCCTCGGTTAGGTCAACGTGATGGGCTCGACGTTGGTGGAGCGCTAGGTGACAACTTCACCTTTGCGTCACGCAGCCACTGCACCCAAGGTGATATCTATATCTCCGGCCGCGATTGTGAACGTGTCGCCCGCAGTAACGCCGCGCGCTACCTCGAGGTTGTCCGATGCGAGGAACGTGCCGGCACCAGCGGTGCCCGAGTTCCAGAAGCTGACGAAGCTGTACGTCTCGGTAGCCGAGACCGAGACCCAGGTCACGAGCGCCGAGGTCGTAATCGCCCCGGCCGCAGCTGCCGAGAAGGTCGCGGTATGTCGCACCGCATTGTTCGCCACATTCGACGTGCCCGCCACACCCGGATCGCCCGTGTGCAACTGCACGAAGAACAACCCAGGCGCCGTCCACGTTCCTTGCGCCGTCAGCTGGTTCAAGATCGCGTTCGCCTGCAGCGAGTTGAGTCCTGTAGTCATGCCTTCACCACCTCTTCCTTTCGTTGCGCCTCATGCGGGTCGAAGTAGAAGCTCGAGCGCCGCCCGTCCTTGGACGTGCCCATGTCGAAGCCGATCCGCCACTCGCCGTCGACGACGTGCGGCCAAACCTGGAAGTGCCCGATGTGGCCCATGCGCGCCTCCATGTCGGCGTAGATCGTGAAGCCCGCCTCGCGGATCTTCTCCGCGAACACGAAGTCGGGGCCCATCTCCTCGCGGTACTCGAACCAGGGATCGGCGATCGCCTCGAGCACCTTGCGCCGCACCAGCATCCCGCCCGATCCGGCCATGCGCACCTCGATGATCCCCTCGGTCGGAAGCTCGTCGTAGCCGTAGGGAATGAAGCCGTTGGGGCCGAGCTCCTTGTAGATCACCGGCACGAAGGGCGGGCCTCGACGCAGGATCAGCGGCACCAGCACGTCGACCTGGCGGTCGAGCATGCCCTTGAGCGCCATGCCGTCCCACACCTGATCGTCCGACTGGATCCACAGCCACTCCATGAACGGGTCCTCGAGCGTCGCGCGGATGATCCGGTTCGTGTTGAAGGGGACCGACAGCGACTGCGCGAGGATGGTGCGCGAGCCCGAGGGGCGCCAGCAGCCGTCGAAGGAGGCCAATGACGCGATCTCGCGCCAGTTCTCGCCGAGAGAGAGTCCGATCGCTCCCGGCTGGTAGCCACTGGTCGCCGGGGTCGGCGTCAAGGGTGACAGCTCGTAGAGGCTCAACTCGTGCTCCTTAGGGAATGAGAAGGGGCGGGAGTGACCCCGCCCCTTCCGCTGGTTGGGGCTAGAGGTGCGTCCCCAAGTGATAGAAGCGGTTTGCATCGAACACCGCTGCTCCGAAGGCACCGATCAAACCGACCTGGTAGCCGCCGATGTTCGGTTCGATCACCCGCATCTCGACCGGGTTACCCTGGTTCTCTCCGATGAGGAGAGCCCCCGAGTCCCCGACGATCGCGGTGTCCTGATCGAAGCCGTACGAGCCGACGACGTTGAGGCCGAAGAAGGTGCCTGACATCGAGCCCACGTCGAGGTTCCCGACCGGCGACATCTGCGTCACCTGGTCCGTGCCGAGAGTCGCCAGCTGGAAGAAACGGCCGGCCGACAGGTACAGCGTGTTGGTGCGGTGGCGTCCACCCGTTGCCGAGTAGATGCCGGCGAGACCGGCGCTGACCGCCGCTCGCCACTGCGCGAACGACTCTGTGCCGGCAGTGCCGAGACGGCCGGTGGCCGTGCCGACGGTGCCGATGGTCGACGTCTCGAGCGCTTCGCAAGCGACGCCCTCGGTCTGTCGTGCGTAGGCCTCGGATGCGAGGTCGAAGTACAACTGCAGCACGGAGGGTGTGCTCCAGTTGACCGCCTGCCACGAGATGTCCGTTGCCCCGAGGTAGGTCGAGGCCGTGAGCGTGGCTGACGTCACGGTCGGCGCAATCGTGCCCGCCTCCGTCTTCTCAGCCGACTGCAGCTCAACGGTCGGCCGCGTGCCGATCTTCGGGTAGATGACCGAGCCGCGGTCGAGGGGGACAGAACGGCCCGAGGACACCACTGGCCTGTCGCGGCTGATGATGTCCATGATGTCCGTCATGTAGGTCGGAACGATCAGACCCGCGACGGTGGACGTGGTCGTGTTCTGCAGCGTCCTTTCGAGACGCTCCTGAGCCTCTTCGCGAATGGCGCGGACATCGCCACCCATCTGCGAGAGAATCTCCGGCCCGTACTTCTCGTGCACGATCAGCTGATCGCGCGCGAACTCCGCGAAGGAGCGATGGACCGTCGAGCCGTTCGACTTCGGCGTCGCGTAGTTGCGGCTGCCGTCGCCGTCCTCGTCTACGCGAAGGAGCCGCGAGACGTCCTTCGAGCCTTCGGTGCGCTCGAGATCGGTCGCGAGAAGCTCGATCTCCTCTTCGAGCTCGGCTTCACGCTGGCGGTACTTCGCGAGCTGCTCCTGCTCGAAGTCGCCGAGGTCACGCTGCTCGTCCTCGGCCAGCTTGAGCAGGTCTTCCTTCTTCTCGATGGTGCGTGCGCGCTCGTCGGCAAGCCGCTCGAGCCGCATCTTGGTGACTGCTTGTGCAGACATGACGAACCTTTCGTCAGGGATGACGTGCTATGTCCCTGGCGGGTGCCGTCTCAGATGTCTCGGTGAGGGTGCCGCTAGCTAGGCGGGGTGTTCACCGGACGCAGACGGGGTGCGCCTTCTTCGGGGATGATACTAGGCGCGGCCGGCCATTGCCATCACCGAAGGCGGCGGTGGCATCGAAGCCTGGCTGTAGTAGCGCCTGAGTTTGCGTGCTGCCGCTGCCTTTTGAGCAGCCGTCACGCCGGTCAACTGGTTGAGCCGCGCCGCAGCCGCGCCGAGCGCGTTGGCGTTTACGTCGCCATTCGGCTCGAGCACCGGCAGAGAACAGCGGGTCTTTGGCGGCGCATCGCCACCACGGTCGATGAGACAGGAGCGCTGGTACTGCTCGTCGGTGAAACGCGCAGCCGAGCCGTTCCAGGGCTTGTGCGTGACGGCCCGCTTGACGATCGGCTCGTAGCCCACCCGCTCGAGAAGCTCGTCAACGCGCGAGCGGCGCTCGAGGCTCGCCGCGACCGCCTCGACCTCTTCGTGCGTGAACTGACGAGCGGCGGGGACAGGCTCGCCCTCGGGCTCGGGGTCAGGGACCGGCTCGTCGGGTGTCAGCTCTGCCGGATCTGGCTCGTCGGGCAACTCGCCCTCGCGCACCGCCAGCACCTGCGCCTCCTTGAAGGCCGGGAAGCGGACGAGCGAAACGGCCTTGAGCGTCGCCTTGATGCGCTCGACGATGCCGTCGGGCGTCTTCTCGGAGCGATGCGGGATCGCCTCAAGCGACACGCCGGGAAGGAGTTTCTTGTCCAGCATCTGCAGCGCCTTGTCGCCGTCGGAGCCGTCGAGTACGCGGAAGGATCCGTAGAAGCCGTCCTCACGCGAGACGAGCTCGACGCCGTGGCCGATGACGCCTCGGAGCCCTTGCTCGTGCTCGAAGGAAAGCCACACGCGATTCGCGGCCTTCGCCTGGTGATCGAACACACCCGGCTTCCACGACTCGCGGTACGTCGGTCCGCCGAAGTCCGATACCTCGGTCGGCGTGTTGTAGGGGACGACCCGCACATCCACCGTGCGCCCGTCTCCGACTTGCGCGAACTCCGCCTGGAACTCGCGAACGAGAATCTGCTCCTCGCTCATATCCACCACCTTTGTCGGCCTCGGAGCGGTTAGCTCGGGGCGTGTATGCGTGAGGGAGGCACCTGCGGAGGCCGAACCTCGGCTGTGTCCTCGCTCGGGGTCGTGCTAGAAACTTGAAGCTGAACTCGACGGGCGCAGCGGGACAAGATTGCCGTTGCCCTGCGCCGGTGACGCGCCTGCGGAAGGCGGCGTCAGGAAAGCGTTGATCGCGTCCTCGGGTGCCTGCGGCGGCATGCTGAGCACGGCCGCGCGAGCTTCCTCTGCCGTGACGATGCCCTTGTCGACGAGCACCGCATACGCATCGACGAGCTCCTTGAAGGACGGCGCCAGAAACTCTGACGGGTCGAACTTTACGTACGAGCCGGCCGGGAGCATCACTGCCGACAACGCCTGTCCGATGCTGTACGAGGTCGTGTTCAACTCGGTGTGCCACCACAGGGCGAACAGCAGGCTCGGCGTCTGATAGTTGAGTCCGTTCCCCTGCAGCGAGAGGTTCACGAGCTGCGCCGGCATGCCGAAGGCAGTCGCGATCACCGTGGCCGAGAACTCCTGCATCGACAGCAGCTGCAGGTCCTCTGCCGAGAAGCCGAGCTTCTCAAACTCGAGGTCGGGAGGAAGGACGGCGGGTGCGCCTCGCCTGGCGGCGGTCGCGGCCATCCACAAGTCCTGAAT